GATTTGAAAAGACCTTTCAAAATTTTTACGACAGTCCAGGCGTTCATGCTAAAAACACCGTTGGTATATATGATATTAATTCAAGTAATTATGTTTCTCTTGTATCCAGCAATATAAACAGCTCTTATAATATCATTTTACCTTTACAAATCCCAGAAAATCCTGAAGACTGTGCTTTATATATTACATCAATTGACAGTTCAAATGTAATTACAGAATGGAAAGAAACAAGCCTAACTGGTCTAGCAGATCGTCATGTATATATTGGAGACAGCGGTAATAATTATAGCAAAGAGTTTGAAAATTCAAATATTCTTCAATCAGATAGAATACTTGTTGGGGATAACTTATCAAATGTGAAGTCTTCAAATATTGATAACTATAACATTGTTGTTCAAGGAAACACTCTACAATATGGTAAACTAATAATTTCTAGTAATTCTTCGACTGATTGGATTGACGACAATTTATCAGATAATTACTTTCTTTTGACTGATGGTGATATATATACTTCAGGACAGATATATGCTAAAACAGATATTTCTACTGATTCCGACATTAGTTATAAATACGATTTTAGTAATATTGAACAACCACGTAACATTATTAAAAATCTTTCAGGATATACTTTTGAAAGAAACGACACTCCACTCAAAAGAAGATTTACTGGATTAATTGCTCAAGAAATTCAAAAAGTTTTGCCCGAAGCAGTTTTAACAAAAGAAGATGGTAAATTAAGAGTTATGTATGGAAATTTAGCTGGATTATTTGTGGAAGCTTTGAAAGATGTTTATGATGAAATTGATGATTTGAAAAAGTTAGTTATTTCTTTGAAACCATAAACCTCTTATATAGGAAATTCTTTCTTTACCGTTCATATTTGGGATTTTTCTTTTTATTTGTATTGTCATTTCTGTCAAAAACAAATGATAATTATCATAAGGGTATACTTGAATATCTTTCAATGTGTATTCTCTACGTAGTTTTTTAGGTTCTTGTTGCTTATCATATATCGCGAAAATAGCATCAATTCGACGCAATATATCTGGAAACGTATAGTCTTCAGAGTAAGAGAAAAAATAAGAAAGATTAGACAATATTTTTATTCCGGATATCATTTTATCGTCTTCGGAAGTTAATAGATTAATGTATTGTAATATCATTGTTTTGGAATAATATTTATGTGCTTTTATGTTTTCAGTAAGTATTGTTATAACATATTTTCCATATACCATCGTGTTTAAATTTTGAATATATATGTGTTTCTTTGTTTTAAGAGTAATGATTTTTAAAATCATTTTTTGTTGTATATTACTCATCATATATATCGCATTACTTTTTGTATCTCCACCATATTTTTGTCACTATCTTAATATAGTATTTGGTAAAACAGTTTTGTATATTATGGGGTATACCTTAAATATTAAAGGTTCTGAAAACATTCCAAAAGATAATAATTTCATAATATCTTTCAATCATATTTCAATAATCGAGCCAATTGTATTGGCATCTGTTTTTGGTAACATTTCTTGTGTAATAAGTGATAGAATATTCAAACATTTTCCTGGTTCATCTATAATAATTAATAAATTTCATGCTATCATGATTGATAACAAACCCAACTCTAACAATACAAAAAAAATTTGTGATCATTTGAAAAAAAACGTTAATCCTATAGCTATTGCTCCTGATGGTATGCAGCATCCAGAATTTGGTAATAACATTGGTAATTTCAAAACAGGAGCTTTTGTTCCTATGGCTCCTATTCTTCCTGTTATTATTAAATATAAAAATTATGATGTATTACCCGATTTCAAATATGATGCCGGTGAAGATAGCATTCATGGCATTTTGAAATTATTTTTAAATTCAAATACTACCATTGATATTGATATAATGAACTTAGTTCATCCTGATAAAGATTGGACACCTGTATTATACAAAGAGCATGTTTTTAATTTAATGAACAATAGATATGCCGAAACTTGATATCAAAGAATTAATCTTATTGTCCTAGCGATTTTGTTCTTTTAATATATATTTTTTTTTATTTAACACTTCTCCTATAGGATTTTTTTTAAATATATCTAAACTATTTATCATAAAATTAAAAAGTTCAAATTCATTAAACTGTGGTGATCTTATCATATTTTTAAAAGCAATAATTTCTGGATAAATATTCGGTAAATATTCATTCCATCCCCCTTCATATTTAGGTATAAAAGCATGAATAACTCTATAATAATCTTTGTAAAAATTATAGTTTCTATTCATTTTAGAAAGCCCAAAATCCCAAATTACCCAGTAATATCCAATATTTTCAAGATACACAGTTTCGCCATTTATTTCATATTCAAAGCATCCACCTGGTGTTATTTTATGATATAGAAAATTTCCCCAATGCGAATCATTATGTTGTATTCCCAAAATATGTAAAGAAAGTATACTTATGTATATTTGAAATAACGAATTGAATAGTTCTGTTTTATTGATTGTTATTGAAGTAAATGCTTTTAAATCACCTTTTGCTAATTCATTGATTAATATATAATGGTCTCCAATTTCATCTCTTGTTTCGCTTGTGTCGCTTGTTTTTATATCTTTACCATATTCTTGGAAATCAATCCATGCACCATTTTGGATGGAACAATAGAATGTCTTATAGTATATTGGTAGATGAGGCAATATATCTTTCGAGACTACTTTATCTATAATACGCACAATATCTAATTCTTGTTTAGTATATTTATCATCAGGCATTATCTTCGCGGCTACTTTATAAACATCGTTTCTTGAAGTTAACAAAAATGCTTGACCATATTTACTTTTACTTCCAATTCTTTGCTTCAATATCAATGTTTTATCTAATGAAATAACATTATCTATCTTAAAACAGTTTTGAGTATTTAGATGTTTTATGAATTTATTGAATTCCTTTTTAAGTAAATAACGATTTTGATATGTATTATGATTTTCTGTATATGTAGGTGGTTTTAGTTGATATTTTCTATTGTTAATTTCATTACAAATTGTATTTATTATTTCCTCTTTGTTATTTCTATAAAACGTCAAACAATCCGAAATTTTTTTTATTTTACATTTTTTTAAAGTTTCTATGTATGGGTTTGGTTTAACAAATTTTTGTTTAATAGGATCGTATAAACACTTTTCCATATCTTTAATATTAGATAATAATAAATATGAGAATTGTTGATACTCTACTATATACTGAGAGAGGGCAAATTGTTGTAAGTATTTTAATAGGGTTTGGTGTAGCATCTTTATTTAAACCAATTTGTGTATCAAATTGCACTCATATACATTCTCCTAATATCAAAAATATTGAGAACGAAATTTTCAAATTTGATGGACAATGTTTTATATTTAAACCAAGATTTGTTGGATGCACAAACAATTCTATTGAAAAATATAACAAAAACCTAAAATATTCGTCTATATAATCATGTTAAATATATATTACTTCTATAAACTAGATGGCAAATTCTATGTCCACGCCTATTGGAAGTATACCTGTAAAACAAGTTGCAGATGAGAATAATGAAGGTGACTTAAATGATCCTATTGTTCAAAACATTATCAATGAAATGCAAAAACAAAAACCTGCTCCTAAACCACATGTAACTTTCAATGAAAATGGTCCTGAAATACAACAATTACCAGCACCAATTTATATTGAAAATAAAAAAGAAATATTAGATTATGATATTCTTAAAACTGTTATCATACTTATTGTTATAGTTGGAATTGTTTCACACCCATCTATAACTGAAAATATTATTAATACAGTCCCAATACAAATTATTCATGATAACTCATTTATTATTAAATACTTTGTCATGTTTTTATTCTTTTATTTATACTTCTTCTATAATAAATAATTTATTTCATAAAATAAAATGGTAGATGACATAAATTTAAATATCTTATATATCACTTTGTCAATGTTCGTTGCTATAATGATTGGTATAGCTATTATTTGGAGTTATTTGAAATCAACAAGTGCGTTTGTCGTGTTTTTCTCCTTTATTGTTCTTATATATTCAATTATTAGCATGATTTATACACTAATGAAAAAAAGTACATACGATGTTAATGAATATAATATAATTCTTGGAACGGATTTTTTTATGTCCATCTTATCATTTATTGTTATGACATACTTTGGTGTCAAAATAGTTTGGCAATAATTTATATTTTTTCTCCTAATTCTTGTTCATATCCAGAAATATTGACCTGATCACCATATCCTTGAGCCGAATATAATTTCATATTGTTTTCAGGAACAAATCCCATGTATGGTTTGTTTATGACATCTTCGTTGAATATGTTGTTTTGCGCATTATCTAAATTCGCAGGAGTAATATAATCCATGTTATATGTATAACCATTCTCTTTCAAATCCTCTTTTGGAAAAAAGAGTTTATTACCACCATAAACGTTATAATATATTACTAATAAAGCGCAGACTAATAAAAATCCAGCAAGAGCATCAACAAAGATTAATATGCTTAATACTACTATAGCAATTATTAATTGATTAAGAGGCTTCTTAAAATCTTGCTGATTTTCAACATCGTTATATATAACTGTTAGTAATACTAACAAACATAAAAATTGAAATACAAAGATAAGAAATTGATCCATTCTATATTTATATATATTGTAAGATAAATGAATTCTCTATCTTCAAATGGATACTCAATTGTAAAAAATATTGATAATGTTGATATAATTGCTAAAATCAAAAAAGATTTAACCGTTTCACCTAAGATTTGCACATCTTTTGGTGGTACTCCTCCTATTTTTGAGTTATTCAGAGAAAACGATAGAAAAATATATATGCCAAGATGTTATGGATTAGAGAAATTTGGTATACCACATAGAAATACTATATCAGAGGGTACTCATTGTGAAAACCTAAATTTTGAAGGAACTTTAAGAAAAGAACAAGAAGAACAAGTTAACGCATTTATTGATGCTGCTAATAACCCTATTAAAAGAGGCGGGATTATTAGTGTAAAGTGTGCTGGTGGTAAAACAGTTATGGCTATTTATTGTGCTTGCCATTTTAAAAAGAAAACTTTGTTTATTCATCATAAAGATTTCTTAGGAAATCAGTTTAAAGAAAGAGCAAATATGTTCGCACCTAAAGCAAGAATTGGCATAATTAAACAAGGCATTATTGATGTTGTTGATAAAGATTTTGTAATAGCAAGTTTACAATCACTAGCTAAAAGAGATTATCCTATGGATATATTTAGTGATTTTGGTTTAGTTATTATTGATGAATGCCATCATACAAGCGCAGAAGTTTTTAGCAGAGCATTATTAAAAATTGTGCCATCTATGATGTTAGGTCTTTCTGCAACATTAGATAGAAAAGATGGTCTACGTAAAGTGTTTGAATGGTTTATTGGAAAACAAGTCCTTAAAGATAAATCTTATAAAAATAAACAAGATATGATTGTAAAAACTTATACATTTAATAGTGATGACCCTGATTATAATGCTATTACTGTTTTATGGAATGGTCAAGTTAATTCTGTAAAAATCATTAACAATATTTGCAATTTTTTTGAAAGAACTAAAAAAATTACTAATATTATAACAGAAATATTGAAGAATGAAATAGATAGAAAAATTCTCATTCTTTCGGAAAGAAAAAACCAATTAAAAGTTATTGAAAAATTACTTGATAATAATTACAACATTGGCTACTATGTAGGTGGTATGACAAGAGAAAAACTCAAAGAAAGTGAAAATATGCAAATTATATTAGCAACATATCAGATGGCAAGTGAAGGTATGGATATTCCAGCTCTTAATACTCTAATACTAGCTTCTCCTATTACCTCTATTGAACAATCAATTGGTAGAATTCAAAGACAATTGCCACACGAACGTAAATATATTCCTATGACTATAGATATTATTGATGAAATAGATATTATCAAAAATAAATTTTTCAGGAGATTAGCATTCTATAAGAAGATGGGTTTCTCTGTTGAATACAAACAAGAACAGAAACTAGAAGATGCTCAAATTGATTTTGTAGATGATGATGATATATAAATGCTTCTTAAATATTAAAGTAGTATATTATGTCTATTAAAGTTGGAAATACTAACTACAAAACTACAAATAATATAGATGAAAGATTAACTTTACAATCAAAAACAAATACAACTTTGCTTGAATTAAGACCTTCTATCAATGCTGACATTAATGATGTTTATATTCAACTAGGAAATGATATCAAAATTGGCTCTTCTAATGATATTTTTGTCATTAATTCAGTTGAAAATAATAACCATCTAATTTCAATAACAACAGACACTCTTGATATTAGCCAAACATTAAATATTGATAAAGTTGTGATTGGTAGTAATGAACTAACAAGTCAATATTCATCATTCTCAAACGAACATAATATATATTTGAATGAATATAATTTTTCTGTTTATTATCCCAATTTCAAAGCTTTTGAAATATCTGAAAACACTTCAATTCTAAAAAACGAAACTTTTAATATTGATGCTAACACGCACATTTACTCGAATCTTTACGTAAATAGAATTTTGCCCTACAATAATGAAAATATATTAATTGATAATCTATTACTTACTAATACAAGCATTTTAGATGGTGTATTTAAAAATCAAATAACTATTGAACAAAACATTTTACTTGATGAACAACTTGTTAATAACGTATCATTCGGTATTTATAGATATCCTTCTGATTGTAATTTCATTGAACTTGCGAATTTTGATGATAACATACGAAATGTTAAAACTATTTTTGACAAAGATGGGCATTTAGGAATAGGAATATCTGCGAATTCTAAGGCTTTCATTCATATAGAAAATGATACTGAAAATTTAAATTTTTATTCTAAAGGTAATAGCGATTTCTCTATTTTTAATATTGATAAATTATCCAGAGTTGGGATTGGAACTGATGAAAATAAAGGTTTGTTGCACATTAATAGAGGTGATGATTTAGGCGAGCACGACATACGAGATGAACCTTTAATTAACTTAAACATTGATTATCTTGAAGAAAGTAATTACATATCTTCAAATTATGTTTCTACATCTAACTATATTTTCAATTATGATCATTTATATATTGATATTCATTCAAATATTCCAGAATTCGGCACAAATTCTATTTTTATAGATTTCTCTTTAGATAAGACTTTATTCGTAAATAATTATACTCATTTTGATTTTAATAAAACCCCATTATTGAATAATGCTATTATTGATAATAGCAATACAAGAATAAATCTACAAATTAGATATATTGATCAATTCTTTAGTACCAGTAATGTGATTTTAAATGAACCTCAATTAATTGATGAAAATACTATTACTATTTCAAATATTGTCAGCTTTGTTGATTTTTCTGATCCTAATTTAAGTTCAAATATTAATATTTACAGTTGTAATATTCCTTTTAATGTTGGTGATAGCAATTATAATTTCAACATTGAAATACAAACAAACGTTTATTACTCAAACATTTATACCAATTTTTATTATGCTGATCATACACCTATTCTTGTTAAACCTCCTCCATTCTGCACATTTTCATCTAATCAAAATACACCTTTCCAAGTTTCGCATACTGGTAGTTTAATTCTTTGTTCAAATATTTATGATTATGATAATATTGATGAAAGTTTGAAATTCAATCTATATGGTACAGGGTATGCTACTAATCTTATTATTGATAATATTATTCAAGATATTGATTTGAATAATAATAAACTTAATAATGTTGGTGAAGTTTTAGTTTCTAATATACAAGTTTATGATAACATTGTTGTTGGTAAATTCATATTTGATTCTAATGGAATATTAAATTCTGAAACAAATAAGAGAATTGGAGATGATATAGCTGAAATTGATACTGCTGATATTGCGAACATTGATTCAACATATTTTAAGTATAATGATAGTAGAACTAATATTCTGAATGATTTCAATATTTGTAAAAATGATTTTGATATAGATAGTATTCGTTCTAAAAATGTTTTCTCAAATACTCATTTACTTTGTGTAAGTTCTAAAGAAAATGCTATTATTGTAACTAACGATACATATGATATAAACCCTACTATTTCTATCATATCTTCCAATACAAGTAACAATGAGCCAACATTGAAGTTTTATGATTTAGAAAATAACTTTTCCAATACCATATCTATGGATTATATTGAAGATGATGAGAATTCATCCACAAGATTTGTATTATCATCAAAAAATATTACGACGAATGGAACAGATTTCAAATTTTTAAAATATGTGAATAATATGAATGCTCTAGCGCTCGGTCATGGTAATATGATTACTATCTATGATAGAACTGATAATGATATTACAACTTCAAATACTGTATGTATAGGTGTTCCTTTTAGTTTAATAAGTAGCGAAATAGTATCTCTTGAACAAAGACAGACTTTCTACGTTGAACAAGGTATTGTTTCAAACAAATACAATATTAATATTTTTGGGAATTCAACAATTAATAATATGAAGAATGAACCATTCATTTCGACATACTATGATAATATTTCAAATTATATTTGCATGTTTGACAATGCTTCAAGTCAAACGGACAGGAAGTATAAATTAAGAATAAATGGTAATTTAAGATGTTCTACTGGTGGAATAGTCGATGCTGACGCTCTATTTGTTGAAGGACCTGCAACAGTTAATGGTACATTAGTAACTATGGAGAAGATTTATGCTGTTGGTGGAGTATCTTCTCTTTCTGATAGAAATCTAAAAACTGAAATGAAAGTTATTTCAAATTCTTTACAAAAAATATCGGAATTGACAGGATATACATATCTTCGTAAAGATACTGGTAAAATTGAAACTGGTTTGATTGCTCAAGATGTTGAAAAAGTTTTACCTGAAGTAATAAATAAAACAAAAAATGGGGAATTAACAATTGATTATGGTAATATGAATGGGTTAATTGTTGAAGGTTTAAAAGCCCTTTTAAAAAGAATTGAAAAAATTGAAAATCATATCTTTTGATATACTATAACATATGCGTTTTGGCTATTAATATTAGAAGGTGTTTGTTCTTGGCTTATGTTCTTATCGTTTATACTATAACTTTTATCACCATCATATAAAATTGTAGTATAATGACCGCTTCCGTAAGAACCGTGATGGCATGCTGTTGCGAATAATTTATATTTGTTTTCTTCTGCTATATTTCCATTTAAGTCTTTTGTTTTAAATGACATTATCTTATTAATAAATATACTATCTTGAAGTTTTTTCATATTATTATCAAAACGCTTTATAGATACCATTAAATATTTAGGTGCTTGTATGAGTTTGATATATTTTTTTTGTTTTGTTTTTATATTGCATTTTTCGCAATTATGTTCTTCTTCTTGTTTTTTAAATGTATTGCACAATCCTTCAAGTATTGAGGATTCTAGATTTATATAATATAATGAGAAAGGTTCATAATTTTTAATTATTGTATTGCATACTGTGCATATCCTATTACATACTGTACTACCCATTAAATTTTCTCTGATAATGGATGTTTTATCTTTAAGTATTTTGTTTATTGTTTGTTCTTCTATATCACTTGTAAATGGTGTTGGAATGCTTAATTCTTGATGGATTTTGTCTATTATATAAATCCATAATTCAGTTACATCTTGTTGTTCACCTAGTTTAAAAGGAGAATCTCGAAAAAATTCTTTAACAAATTTAGTTGGAATTATTTTATTGTTTGTATTTTCTTTCATTAAATTTACTAACTCTAATAGATTTGTTGTTTGTGGGTATTTAGTGTTATTTAATGGGAATTTGTGTAGATCTTCTTTTATTATGTTTGCGAAACATTGAACGAAAGTATTAAGTCCGCAAGTATTTTGTGTGTTCACTAATCCACACAATATCATTTTTAATATGTAAATTATTATTAAAGAATGAACTATAACGCGGTCTATAACGGATATCAATCAGGACTAAGAAATTCTTTTTTAGTTTCTTCAATTGGTATTTCATTAATTCTTTTCAGTAAATTCTTTGATGACCCATATCATAAGTATACCATAAAAATTTTAGGATTACTTATTTTAATATTAAGTATTGCGATTTCTTTACTGAATATGAGGGACTTTTCTTACATTATTAATAATAATGATGCGCCTATTTTTACAAAGAAATGGAAATCGTGGTTTATTATTAATTATTCTCATATATTTATTGTCTTTCTTGTTATATTAATGGTATTATCATATACCTAAATATTCAAGTATAGTTTCGCTTTTTTTTCTTCCGATACCTTCAATTTTTATTAAAGATGATATACCTTTTTCTGAAAGTTCTTCTATAAATGCTTTCATATTTGGGTAAATATTAGACAATATTTTTGATAGTTTAGTGGATATTCCTGGAATTTGTGCTAATTGTAGTTGAAAACATACTCTTTGGTCAACATTTTCAATTTTCTTTGATTTAACTTTTAAACAATCAATGTACTCGTTTTTAATTTCATCTTTTTGAAATCTTGAAGGATTTTGAATTAATCTTGTTGCTAACAATAACAGAAATGTGGCGGTTTCCTTAACAGATTTGACAAATATAATTGGTATTCTATCTCTAAATAAAGTATTCAAATATACACCAACAAGTTTTGATTGGTGTTGTATCAATTGAGAACTTATAATATCATTATTACCTTCAATTATATAGCAAATATTATTGATACCAGAGCTTAATAATCTTGATTTTTGTTCTCTTAATCTTCCATCATTTATTGATGAAAGTAAATCTTGTGTAGTTTTTCTTTCAAAAATAATTTGAAATTGTGTCGTTTGTATGTATATATCTCCTATATCTAATGTATTTACAGCAATTTCTATATTATCTGTGAATTCATCTAAATCACGGTTTAATAACTCATCTGATAACTTTTTTTCACGGGTATCTATATTAATATAAAGCATTTCGCAAATATATGTTATTTTATGGTTATATATAGTAAGATAGATGCTATTATCGAACAGGGTTGGGTTTAATAAGGAAGTTTATTATAATTATAATTATGAAACCGAAGCAGAAACTGGAAAACTATTCCCTCAACAAAAATTTATTGCTGATTTCTTGAAATTATCAAACCCATACCGAGGATTACTTATTTATTTTGGGTTAGGAACAGGTAAAACTAGAACTGCTATTAATACTTGCGAACAAGCTATTGGAAAAAATATGAAAGTAAATACTTTACTACCTGCTTCAATTGCTAAAAATTATGAAAAAGAATTATTGAAATATTCTAAATTGGGGAGGCATTTAAATAATTCAAAAACAATATGGTATTTAATTAATTCTAAGGATCAGTCTATAAAAACTCGCAAAAAAACAATTTGGATACCAGACTTTAAAGGGGATGATGTTTTTGTTATTAAGAAAAAAAGGCAAGAAGAAGCAAATCAATCTGAAATTAAATTGATTCAAGAATCAATTAGTATAATACTTGAAGATCAATACAACTTTATAAAATACAACGGTTTATCTGAAAAGAAATCATCGCAAATTGTTAATGATAAGGTGTTTGATAACTCAATTACTGTAATTGACGAAGCTCATAATTTTATTCGGAATGTTGTGAATGGTAGCAAAATTTCAACACAGATTTATGAATCTATGTTAAATGCTAAAAATGCTAAATTTTTACTTCTTTCTGGAACTCCTTTGATTAATAAACCTTTTGAAATTGCGCCTCTAATCAATCTTGTTAAGGGTGGTGTTGTTCAATTTCGAATTGAAGTTATTAACTCCAAAAAAAATCCAATTAATGATATTAAACAGTTTGACAAATATATAGATGTCTCAAGTTTTTCGAACAATTTTTTAGCAATTGAGTTTATACCACACGGATTTGAAAAAAAAAATGGAATGATCATTAAATCTGGAAAAGATACAAAAAAGTCTCATAAAGAGTTGATTAATGAAATTAAAACTAGATTAAAAAATTTAAAATATTCAATAGGGAGAATTGTATCTAAAGTATATACACCATTACCAGAAAAAGAAGATGAATTTAATAGCACCTTTGTTGATGATAAAAATAATGAACTTAAAAATTCTGATTTGTTTATGAGACGCATATTAGGAAGTGTTAGTTATTTTAGGAGAGCAAATGATGACATATTTCCTACAGAATTACCAGAAATTATTAGGAAAATCCCAATGTCAGAGTATCAATTTGGTAAGTATTACGAAGAACGTATGAAAGAAATTAAAGCAGATGAAATTATGAAAAAACAACAAAACGAACAAACATCAACGTATCGAGCCTTTAGTCGCAGTTTGTGTAATTTTGTATTTCCAAATGATATTCAAAGACTTTATCCCAAAGATATAAAAAATATGATATTGGCGGAAAAGCAAAAAGCAGATGATATAATAGATGGAAATTTGAAAAAAGTTGTTAAAGATGAATATGAGAATCAGCTCAAAAAAATAATCTTAAAACTTTCAAATATAAAAGATATTGACCTTCATACGTATTCTCCCAAATTTGATCAAATGATTATTGATTTAACAAGTGTTCCTAATCAAAAGGCATTAGTATATTCTCAATTTAGAAACATTGGAGGTATAGCTATATTTAAAATAATTCTTGAAAAACTTGGTTGGATTGAATTTTCTTTAGATATAGTTGCTGGTTCTTATTCGATTGTTGATCACAAAAACGTTCTTTCGGAAAAATACAATAACAAACGTTTCATTATTTTCAACGAAGATAGAGACAAAACGAAAGAGTTAATGAACATATATAATGGTCATTTAATGTTTTGTTCTAGAACAATTCAAAAACAATTGTCTGATGAAAATTTTACGATATCAGGAAAAAACCCAAATGGTCCAAGTTTTGATGATAACATTAATGGGTCTATAATTAATACATTTATAATAACTCAATCTGGGGCTGAAGGAATTTCTCTGACTAACGTTAGAAAAGTTTTATTAATGGAACCTTATTGGAATAATGTGAGAACTGAACAAGTTATTGGAAGGGCGATACGAACTAATAGCCATTATCATCTTCCTATTGATGAAAGAAATGTGCAAATTTTCAAATATATAATGGTAGCTAGTGAGAATAGTGCGAATAACCCTGCTTTTAAAACTTTTACAATAAAAGATAATTCATTAACTACAGATCAACACGTTTTTAATTTATCCAAACAAAAAGAAAAACTTACTTCAAGTTTTTTAAATGCTTTGAAAAGTGCCGCTGTTGATTGTGCTATGAATGCTAAAGTTAATAAAGTTAATGAAGGATTATATAAATGTTACGCTTTTCCGATTAATCTAGAAAAACTCGCTCTTACTACAACATCAGACATCGCAAATGACTTTAAAGTTACTCAATATAAAAATACACAACATGAATTATTAATTGAAAATGCTCAAGTAGTTATAAAAAGGAGCAATAACAAAAAATATATTTTATATAAAAATAAATTATATGACTATTTAGCATATAAAGAAGCAAAATTATTATATTAATATTATTAAGATGACGGGTTGTATTTTTCGCAATATTAACACAAATTGTGAATCTTGTAAATATAATTGTTTTGGAAATTCTAATTATTGCATTTTGCATAATCATATGAGAAATAATGCTTTCGCACATATAAAACATCTAGAAAAAGATTGTTATGTTGATGCTTTTCATATATTATCGGTTTTCGTAAATTTATCTTTGAAAAAAATTAAAGATACTGAAATTAAAAGAATTTGTAAATTTTTGCTGGGCAGACGTCATAGATGCTTTTGTATTGCTAATGAATTTTTTTTTAATGTTAAAAGTAATATGTTAAAAAAAGATATCTGTTCAAAAATATTTGAAAAATTTAATTGGTATTTTACTGTATTCTCTTTGAAATCTGTAAATAGAAAAATTAGGTTAGTTCAATCTTTGTGGAGAAACTTTAGAAATGTTAATCTTAATTGTATTAATGATGAAGATCCTTTCTCTCTTAATAAACTTGATGATATTAAACACGTTTTCTATATTAGAGAAGGTGATAAAAAATATGGATTTGAACCTATTGAATTTGAATACTTTTTGAGAAATACTGGTCATTGGAACCCTTTCACAAGGCAAAAAATAAATGAAGAAGTTATTAAAGGTTTTTATAAATTCTTTAAAAAACATAGATTGAAACCTAAAAATGAAAATATCTGGATGACAGATAAACAAGCTTATAATGATGTAGCTTTTGAATTTGATAAATTTGGAATTTTTGTTGCTATTGAATGGCTTTTGAATTTCAGAATATTTAAAATGGTTAATGCTATTGAATGGTTTAATGAAGATATGAAATATTATGGATTGGATACATTTGAAATACACTTTGAAGATTATGAAAATATTCATTTCGCTTTTGCTAAATGCTTAATTTCAATTCTTAAAAATAATACTGAAGATAATTTCTTTATTGCTTTTTATTTATATAAAAATCTTATGAAAGTTTCAGATGAGTTTTTAGATAATGCTCCTTCTTGGATATCTAATGATATTGTTGTTATTGAATTCTTTTCAATACAATAATAAAATATGGATAATATAAAATTTTATATTAGATTATATTTGCTTTGTGTAATATTCTTTATTGCTTTGTCTCATCCTTATTTCGCATTCATTGTGAATAATGCTTTTAATTATTTTGTGAATTTTGATTTTATAAGCATACCCGAATGGTCATTTCTTACAACTCTGGTAATAGGATGCTTGTTTTCAACAATTGTATTAGTATTCGTTCATTTTAACATTAATTCTTCTTTGTAGAGGGTTTCTTAGCAGATTTTTTAGCAGGTGTTTGTTCTTCTTCATCATCTACAACTTTTTTATTAGTTTTCTTTGTTGTTGGCGGTGGCGGTACATCTTCGTCATCATCATCTTCGTCATCTGATACATTCAACTTGCTTGACTTCGCAACAAGATTTTCAAATTCAGGATCATCCTCATCCTCATCCTCACTATCCTTAATAGTTTGCTTTTTTGCTACAGGAGCATCCTCATCCTCATCATCCTCATCCTCTTTATCGATATCACTGTCCGATAGAAAATCGACAGGCTTCATCTTGATAACATCGAAACGCACACTTAGAACGTTAAATGTAGGAATAACTTTTGTACCCACAATATAGACGGATAGAGATACAATCGCTTGGACCCGAGCTCCCTGTAGGTTTTCCATCACATCGACGAAATCAATACTATTATTATCCATATCACTACACTTAAACGTATATGCACCCGCAGTCATATTGTATGGCAACTTAATCTTCATTGTTGGAGGGAAATCATTCGATTCATCACCATTCTTGTTAATGTAGGGCTTAACTACACTATTACAAAATGCCTCGACCATATTCTTCTCATACCTCTTGTTCAACCACTTAGAACAATTATCGTAAACAGTATCAATGATTTTGCTATCAAATTTTTTCATTTTTTTGTAAAACATTTCGACCTTAGGATTATTGACCATATCATTGAACGCCAGTTGAAGTGAATGATTCTTATCCTTCGCAAGAGGAACATCCTCATTACTCTTTCCAGGATTGTATTCCTTAAGTTTAAATGGCGAACGCATTACAGGCATCTGCATTACCAGTTTATCATCGCCATATTTCACATTAATTACTTTGCCACCTTGGCTCATATCTTTTGGAGTTGGCGAAAAACGAAGCTTATCAACATCAAAATCCTTGAAATTAATTGGTTTAATACTACCCATTTTTATTCCTATTAATATATTTTAAAATGTTTATATCATTTTTTTAATTTTTATTGACCAATTTAATGTTTCCATTTATAATTACATACCAAACAAGTATAATATGTTGTCATTGCCTCATCACCTGACCTAGTTTGTAAATCATAATATGTTACCTTTCGATTTTTACATTTACTACATTTAATACTGTCGGACATAGCTACCTGATTTACCTCATACGCATCTGAAAATAATTTATTTTTACTTTCAATGATGTCTTCCCATCGTGATGGAAACAAATTCTCTGGGGTCATATATACCATATTTTTGTAATTAATCTCTTTCTCTTTTACCTTGTGGGATAAATATGTGTTTTTTACATAACAATCAGACTTAAGATTACTTACTATATGCCGCGCCTTGTTAATATAGATATCCTGAAATAATGGTGATTGCCAAGTTAATGGAATATGTTGCTTTTCAGCATATTCTAATGAGGAATTGAATATTCCTATCTCAGTATTTTGTATTTCAATAGAATTTAAGATATGATTAAAGTTTTTACTCAAGACATTCAATAATTCATCACGAATTTTATGATCGCTAATTGACATTGTTATAAAAATAATTAATGTTTATCTATTATATCATTTTTACCAATACATTTGATTATATTGAGAATTAGTCCGTCTATTCATTCTTAAGAAATATGTTAAAAAGACAAATAATAATATTGGAACCATCATCGCAAATATCAATGCAACGTTGTTTATATATTCTTTCAGTAGCAACGAAATTAATGACAATACAATTAATACATACAATAACTCACTTATATCCTTTAAATATTCAGTGCTATGGGTCATTGTGTTATATGTACTTCGCGATTTATCACTTTGGTATTTAGACTTGACTTTTTCTATTTTATATTGTTTATTTTTCTTGTTTCCTTCATCAGCTAAAATACCTGATAACTCCTCAAAATTAGAATTGATAATTGTTGTTCCTGATTTTACATATTTGTATATTAATTCTCGATATTTCATCAACGATGATTCTTCATCATCCGTAAAGTATTCTCTTCCAAAATATTCTGATAGCAAATATTGACTTATATATAGTATTATTGATATTATTAGAAAGATTTTTAATACATCCTGGTTCATCTGAAAATATATTAAGGATAGCACCAATACTACCAAGTAAACAATGGACACATAAAGCATATATGTAAAGTATCGATTATTTGTTTCTTCTTTTTCATTGTTTGACATATACTTTGTTGATGATTGTTCGTTATCTTTGATTGTTTTTTTGTAATCATTTATTGTTTTATTATTTGCTTCGTGAGTTGTTTTCATTTCTGTTATTTTTCCTTCCATTTTACTTATCATATCACTTTGTAAATTAGTATTGACTTCATCATATTTATCTTCTAAGTCATCCTGGGCAGTTTTTATAGTATTTTTGAGATTTTGGTCTTCTTCTCCTGTTATGTTTTGTATAGTATTTAATATTTGTAATTTCATAAGATTTAACAAACCATAGTAATAAACTTTCAATTTATCTTTTATTTGTGGAGTAAGGGTAAATTCCTGATTAGTCAATGCGTTTTTTATATTTTGAGGGGCATCATCATTACTATTTTCAGATATTAACCAATCATATATTTCTTTAACATATTCATAGGGAATGATAGTATTCCCTGAAACAGTATAATCCTCTTTTAATACAAAATCACCTGTTAAATGGTTGCTATCATATTGATAATAGTGGTTTGGTTTATATTCATTCTTCAATAATTTAAATATAGAGTCTTCACTATCTGTTTCGGTTTCTGAAAAAATTATTTTATTATATTTAAGAATGTTTATATCTGCTGCTGATGTATCCCCTTTGAATTTTTCTTCAAAATTCAGAAGTTCATTCCGGATGGCATTTTCTTCTGATATTTTGTTTTCTTTAGAATTATATAAACGAATAATAACTATATTATTATCATCATCATATTTTTGACTCTTACTTGTAATCTTATCTTTTTCCTGGTTATCTTTGGTGTTCCAATTTCGATCATTATTTGTATCTAAAACAGGTTCAGGTACTTGTTCATTATTAGGACCAATTTTATTAAATCTTGTTATATTATTATCATCAACACTTACTTTATAGACACCCTCACTTATTTGCTTCCAATTTTTCATAACTTTGTATTTATCACTTGCTGTTTTTGAAACAAGAACTTTAACCCATTGTTTTCCGGTTCCTTTGAGTATGATAACATCCTCATTTATTAATTCATAATATACTTGTCTATTGTTTATTATATTACGTTCTTTACTACAATATGCAATTGTTATCATTTTATTTATCTTATCATATTTTAATATTTTCTATTAAACACCTTTGGGAAAATAAATAGTTTGGTAATTTGTACGAACTACACGATGAAGTGAATAAATGTAATAGTATATTATATAGATTACTAATAATGATATTATAAAGACAAACATCCATCTTTTCTCTGGATAAACAGAGGTTAATATGTTGTAAGAAAGTAGCACAATGCACAAATAACTTATTGCTGTTATTCTTAATGTGCTAATAAATATTAATAATCTTTTATCATTGATTTTAACTTCTGACTGAGAAACTTTACTATCATATGCTTTATTCGTAATTGCTAATTTTTGACGATCTTTATTCATTTGTTTATTAACATCGTTATGTATATTTTTCATTTCTACAATATTCAATGTAATTTTAATAGTTTCTATATAAGTCTTTGTGTTTTCTAAAATATTTTCAGTATTTTCATTATATGTAACTGTAGACTCAGAATTAAAATCTTCTTGCAATGTATATAATCCTAAATACCCAACATACAGAAAACTTACAACACCTATTGATATTAAAGATATAAATACCTTCATGCTTTTACTTTCTCCGCCTACTAACAGAACTGCACATACTATAACAAACGTTACATAAAATAATATTGTCGAATAGTCTAACCCTTTATATGTAGTTTCAATATATGTTTGAAGATTTACATTATTCTGATAATCATCTTGAGATGATTGAACATCTCTTCGCAAAGTATTTATATCATTCTTTATTTTATTATAATTATCTTTTAAATGCCGTGGTGATATGAAACGTATTTCTAAAT